CGTTATTTCGGCAGCACCCGCCTGCCGAAGCCTTACGAACAGATCGGTGCCGAGCTTCAGGTGAGCCGTCAGGCCACCCAGCAGATGCACAACCGAGCCATGACCACCCTCAGGCTTAAGCTTGGCGGTCTGCAAGGGCAAGAGTGCATTCAAGCTCTGCGATCCGCCGCGTAGCGCCTCGGATGATCAGGTCTTGATGCAGGGACAGCTGGCACAGGCGCAGCAGCATGGCCTTAGCCTGCGGCAGCGTGTAGCCATCAACGGCACGCCTTTGCTGCTCCAGCGTGAGCAGGTGCTCCGGTCCTGGCTTGGGAATCATCCAGTCACCCCAAGCCATAACGGGAACCTAGAAGGTTGCGCTAAGTATTCCCGTGAGTGAACCTGTCATCAATCAGGTCACTACACAGGATGGGATCAAGTGGCGGGTGTGTGGCCTTGGTTACTGCATTGAACATCAACAACGCTGGCAAGCTGAGGTGATGTTTGAGTGCATGATGGTGGCGAAAGGCTTAAGAAAAGACAAGCCGGCAAGCTAGGTCGGATGTTCAACCTGCCCCCGTGGTCATGCCGGGGGCTTTTTCATGCCGCATCGAGCGGTTCAGGATCGTCTAGCTCACGGCTGAGCCAGAGGCGGGTTTGTTCCTCGTGATAGCTGAGGTAGGTGATGCCGTTGGCCATTGCCATCCACACCACCACGCCGGTGTCTTTGCGGTGGACCTTCCACAGGCCAGGTTGAATGCGCTGGCTGATGTTCACGTTCCTCATGGCTCGGCGATGATGCACCAGCCGGAACGCGGCCCTTCCACCAGCCACCGTGGCCCCCAGTTGGCCTTGCTGTAGGGCAGCCCTGAACCTTTGCTGTTGAGGTAGGTGCCGCGCACCACATCCAGCTCGCCAAAGGGATCGTTGACGATGACGTGACCTTTGGTGATGCCGATCACGGTGAGCCAATGGCCGCCGCCAGTGGGCTTGGCACTGGTGCCGTGATGCAGAAATCCGCATGGGATCGGCACTGAACGTGCGATCTGCTGCTGCAGGTCATCCCAACCGGCGTCTTGCTTGAAGCGAGCCTTGATGCCGTAGTGCGCTAATGCCTTGAGCTGTGCATTCACGTCGGTGGTATCGCCAAAGCGTTGCACCGTCTTGAGGTATTGATCGTCAGCCGCAGGACCGGTGATCACACCCGGCCGCAGGAAGGAGACGAGCATGGCGCAACTGCTGGAGAAGCACATCCGGTTGGCCTGGCCAGCCACCGTGGAATCGCGCTGGCTGTAGTAGGGCACCTTCAGCGGTGTGTTGGGCTTCTGCTGTGCAGGCACGCCCAAACGCTGATCACCGCAGAACAGGGCCACCTCCGCAGCGCGGCGCCGCTCTAGCCCAGCCAGCACGGCTTCGCCGGCGTGCACCCAGCGCGGTAGTTCTTCCCGGACGACGGTGCAGGGCTCTTCCCCAGCCAGCAGCCGCTTACGCAGTGTGGAATCCTCTAGAGCACCAAGGCCGAGGTTGTAGGCAAAGCTGATGATGGCCGCGACCTGATTGGGCTTCCACTGCTTGGCCAACGGCAGCAGGTGCAGCACGCCAGGGCCAAAGAGGTTCTCTACCTCGTTTTGCAGCAGCTCATCCGCTAGGGCCTGACTGATCTTGTCGCCCATGCGCACCGGCGTATCCATCAGCCGTGTCGTGCCCCAGCCGATGGTGGGGACACCAGCCGGGCAGCGGTAGGCCTCCAGCTTGCAGCCTTCAAACTCGCGGATGATCTTCAGACTTGGTGCTAGCCAGGTCGGCGGCAGCGGTTGCTTGATCGCCGGATCAGCGCGATACAGCTCTGCGAACTGCTTGAGCGTGTCAGCGTCTAGGTGTTCCTGCAGCCAGTCCCAAGCGGCAAGTTGATGAGGCAGCTGCTTGAAGTGCTTGGCCGCATCGCGCAGCTGAATGATGCTCATATCTTGGTCTCCAGCACAGCCAGCCGCTGTTCAATCGCGTTCAAGCGGGGGTATAGCTCTTGCCGGTCTTCCTTGATCTCTGTGCGCAGCAGGCTGACTTCACCAGCAATGTGCTCCACAGCGGCGGTCAGGCGGATCACAGCCTTTGAGGCCTCCTCGTCTTTGCGCATAAAGGAACCAACGCCGCCTGCCCCAATGGCAAGGACAGCACCTGCCAAAGCAGCGACGATTTCGACCATGACTCAGCGGCGCTTGCGCTTGTTGGTTTGCTCAGCCTGAGCAGCGGCCGCGATGCCGCGCAGGGCGGCAAGAACCAGTTGCACCCAACCGTTGGCCTTAACGCCAGGGATGTAGCTGAGCAGCTCGGAGCCAGCCAGTAAGGCAATGGCTAGGCCCGCAAGTTCCTCTGGCGTCATGGTGGCCGAGCAGTTGCTCTAAGTTGCCCGGCAAAACAAAGGCCCCGCCGTAGCGGAGCCTTCAGCCCGATGCAGCGCAGAGCGGGAACTGGGCCACAGTAGTCGGCGAGACTAAGCCCACACCCTCACAGGGCTTTGCGGCCACACCCCATACTGCAGCCACTCGTCCGGAACATCACCGCAGTAGTTGACGTGCCAGCCATCGAGCACAGTGGGTTCGGTGATGACGTTGCCGTCTTCATCCCACTCGCCGCCACGAGAAATGATGCCAATTACGTCCAGGCAGTGCGAGTGGCTGGCGGTGATGAAACGCTGAGCGCCGTCCTCGTCGGTAGCAATCAGCCCGGCAGTTTCCAATGCAGCAATACCCGTTGCCTCATCCGGGAAGCGGAAGAAGGTGGGCGTAAGGGGTGTGAGGAGTTCTTCAGTCATGACTAGTGTTGCCGACTACGAGGGTTGATATCCAACAGCATTAAGGCAGAAGGGGCACGGCTTAAGGACAAGACCTTCCTCCGCTGCGCTGATCGCAAGATCAGGAGTCGTGAAAACGGGTTCCAGGTATCCTAGTGCTGCGCCGCATTTGGCGGTGTGTTCTGTGTTGCGGACGTGGACAATCATTGTGTTACGGCTTTCCAGTAAGTGCGTTGAGGGTCACTGATAAATCCGCCATCTGGTGTACTAAACACCGATGCGTTCAAGCCCTTGTACCAAGTTCCAGTGCCGCGTTCCGTGTAGGTTTCAGCGGCAAACACCCAGTCACAAAGCGTGAACTGGGGCGGATTGGCATCAGCCAAACGTGTCCAGCCAGGGCCTTGATAATCTTCTTGCATCAGTCCGTCCTCCAACGGGTTGGTCTGGCCTCGGTGTTGACGCACGCGGGGCCACCTTCTTCATAGCACGGCATCGCTGGTTTGAACATCTGAGAGGTCACTAGATTGCCGACTACTGGGTGATGGTTTGCAATACCTCATTTCCGAGCCTTGTCGGCCAGTAGGTGAGGCGTTTGATGGTACCAGATAAGTAAGTGGGCGATCCGGCACTGATTTCATTAACCCCAATGCGAAGTGCATCTATGCCGGGGTAAATGTCGTTGTAACTTCCCGTGGCAAGCGAGCCGTTGAGTGTTGCTGACTGAGTGGCGCTTTCCCATGCGTGGCTGAAGCGTTGCTCTGCATTATCAATTAGAGTGCCTGCATTTAAAGACCCGACAGAGACATCGTTGCGGTTGTAAACAGTAAGACGCTGAGCTATGTCTCCAGTATCAAGCTGACCAGCAATACCACGCGCCAAGACGCCTTCTTTGAAAATCCAGTAGGCGCCTTGCTGACTATTTGTAGCAGCAGTTCTCATGCTGCCATAAATGGTGCCTTTAGTTGCATTGAACCAGCCAGAGAAGTTGCTACCACTAATACTGGCCACGTCAGCACTGCGGGTGACCGTGGCGGTGGTGGTGGGGATGTAGCTGGTGGGGAAGGAACCGGCTTCTAGTTGGGCGCCCCAGAGGAACAGGCCGCTAGCATTGTCACCTTCAAATGACGATACGTTGTCGGCGCTACACACATAGAAGCGATTTGACATCGTGACTTGACCCACGTTTGTTGTTCGCGTCACTGAGCATTTATACCATCCATTCCCCATTGACTGAATGGATGCCGTATTTCCTGCTGTGTTAGTGCCAATCGTGCCACTTGAAAGATCAAACCAAGTTATGTAGTCGGCTATCGCAAAAGCCCCTGGACTAACAGCGATAAAGTTATACCCATCTGCTTTTGCATAGACGGATAAGGTGTAGGTAGTGGATGCTGTTATGGCAACATCCTGCCTTCTAAAATGCTGCCCGTTTGTAGTATTGGCAATAATCTTGTCTGCTGTAGACGAACCTGCAGGAGACGTTCCAGTATTGGTTGCTATGTTCGTGTTGGATTGCAACCAAGTCGTCGAAAAATCTTCCGACTGAAGCAGCAAATTCGTCCTACTTTCCTCCACCAACAACCCCAAGCTCTCGCCCGTCGTTGGGCCGTGACCAAACCGTGCTTCGTTCGTCGTTGCAGTCTTGATCAGCCCGTCGCTACCCACGAACGTGCCAGAACTGGCGCGGGTGAAGGTGACGAGGTTTTGGCCAGTAGTGGCGTCAACTAGGGACTTGTTATCGGCAAAGCGTAAATCTAATGACGGTACTGCACGAGCTTGGCGCCATAGCTCATTACGCACCCATGGGCCAGCAAGTACGCCGCCAGGGGCAAGACCAGTGCGAAACGCTGCTGAACCACGCATCAGAGTCCTGCCTCCAAGGTGGCAACACGAACAGCAATAGTGCTAGCAGACACTGGCGTATAAGCGCCACGAGTCTCTAGTTCGGCATATAAAGTAGTGCTAGCGCTAGCCAATTTCATCATTCGACCTGAATAGTCAGCCTGCGTGTAAAGACTACTTCCAAAATCTAGAGGTGCAGATAAATCAACATAGCCCATATAAGAACTGCGCTCGCCGCTTACCAAATCAAAAGCAGCATTGTCAGCAATCGCAGTTGGACTTGCATTATAAAAATGTAGGCGGAATCCTCCCATGCCACCAGGGACGCTGGTATCTGAAAAAACCAGGGAAACGCTTTGCAGCAGGACGTAACCGCCACTGGGGCCAATACCAGATAAAGTAATAATAGCGCTGCCGCCGGTGTCACCAACTACATCGCCAGCGGTGTATGCAGTTGTATTACTTGGACGGGTAATGGTAACCGCCGTGCGGTAAGCTTTACCGTCAACGGTCAGACTGCTACTGCCATCGCTGATTGAAACTGGTGCAGCACGCAGCTGCGAATCAGTCAGCGGGCCATCAACCGTGATACTGCCACCAGCATCGCTGATCGGAATTGGATTTCCTGCGTCATTCTTAATTTCAACGCCATCAGCAGTGACACTTAGCGTGGCGCTGCCAATGTTGACCGGCAGCGGGTCAGTCGTAGAGGCATAAACCGGATGGCCATCGGCATCCAGGTATCGGACCAGAGCCTCAGCCATGAAGCCGTACCAAGAACGAGATCTTGGCTAGGTTTCCGCGCTAATCAGACGTGGGTTTCAGGGTTGGTGGTGATGTCTACGCGCATCTGACTGCGGGGACCAACGCCACGGGGCACATTGATGCTGACTGCGTTGCTACCGGGGTAGGCCCACAGCAGATCACCCGCGACATCTTGCAGGCTGTTGGTGCCCTGCCAATCCACCAGATACAGCGTCCAGCGGCTGAAGGCTTGCTCATTCTTGTAC